ACTCAGCAATGCTTTAAAGTGTCCAGCATGTGCCGCTGCCGTTGGATACTCTTTGATAATAAGTTTACCTTGAGTTTTCCTACCAATCTCTTTAACTCTTGAAGTGAAGATTGTTTCTGGAATTGAATTAATATCTTTAATGTTAACATTAAGAAGATTAGCATCAATCCTTTCGGCAATTTTTTCTTCTGCCATCTCAAGTGTGATGTAAAGAACATTCTTTCCTTGAGATATACAAGAAGCAGCACAATGACACATGAAAAGAGATTTGCCAACTCCAGTTCCAGCAAGAGCAACATTGAGAGTTTTGTTTGGCAAACCACCTTTAGTAATCAAATTAAACTTTTCCAAATCAAATGGAATCTTTGATTCTTCTTTATGGTAATACTCGTAACGTTGTTCTACATTGTCAACATAATCGTGACCTATGTATTCATCGAACGATACTGCCAGGGCCTCTTGTAATATCGAGGGGATAGCGTCTCTCGATATTTTTTTATCGCCTTCTCCATCTGCAATTTTGATTGATTGGAGTAGGGCGTTATAGATTGCTCTGTCTTTACACCACTTTTCTGTGCTGTTAACAAGCCAATCTTTATCAATCCACTCTTCAGTGAACTCTTGGATTTTCTTAGCGCCTTCTTTATATACGTCTTCAGTAAGGTCATTTCTTTCTTGTAAAGATAAAATCAAAACTTCTTTTGTTGGAAGTTTATCATATTTTGTAGAGAAGTCCTGTATTTCTTCATACAAGACTCGTTCGGTATAATCCTGAAAATACTCAGGTTTAAGAAAAGGAACTACCTTTCTATAGTATTCTTCATTACATAAAAGATTTCTAAGTATTGTTGTTTCAATCTTCTCCTTCATCTACTGCTCCGTAAAGAAATTCTTTTTTCACCTGTTTTTCCAATTGATTCATAATATCTTCAGTAAAATATTTTTCAGGATTTTTTAGGATTTCTTTACCGTAAATCTTTTTACCATCAACTTCATACCTTCCAGCGGCGACTTTCCATATCTTAGCACGTTCTGCCAGTTCCAGCAACCCGTAATACTTCTCAAGTCCACGCTCATCAAAGAACAACCTGACTTCTGCTTTGGAACCTTCACGGGTCAGACGGGACTTCTTCGCCTCACATTTAATAATGTTTCCGACCAAATCGGTTCCGTCCTTTTCTTTCTTTTTAGATAGGAAGATAATAGTGGAAGCAGAATACTTAAGACCACTACCACCGCCCATTTCTTTTGTAGGAACATACGAGCCAACAACATCATACGTGTGATTAGTAACTATCATAGGTATGTTAGCTTTGCCAAGTTTCAACGTCAAGATTCTGAAAACAGATTTAACAAGTTGAGCTTTGGTCATGTCACGAACATTCTTATCGTTGGAGGCATCTTCAACTTCTTTGTTCGTAGCAAGCATACCAAGGGAATCGAGAACAAACATAAGAGGTTTTCTTTCCTCTTTTGGTGTCTCCATATACTTATCTATAATACGAACTGATTGTGTTCTAAACTCTTCAATCGTAGCAACTGGAAAGATAATCATTCGTTTTGAATCAATGCCACGATTTTCAATCATCTTCTTACTGATGGCAGATTCAGTTTCAAAGTAGATTACTCCTCCTTCTGGATTAGTATCGAGGAAGCTACGAACAACACTAAGACAGAAAAAAGTTTTACCAGTTCCAGATTCGCCAGCGAGAGCTGTGATTTTATTGGATGGAATTCCACCATACAAACTACCACTAACGATAGCATTGAACATATAACTTCCAGTATCAACAAAAGATTCCACATCTCCAGCAGAAATGCCATCAGATACGAACGAGGCAAATTCATTTTTACTCTCTTTAATTACTTGTGATAGAAATTCCATAGTTGTTATAAGAAACTTAGTAGTGATATTTTTTTCTCGATATCCCATCCGATACATTCTAAGACATTCTTGAGTGGGTCATAAAATGACTTCTCAAACTGTGTCTTATAGTCCACATACTTATCGAGCTTAAATTCTTTTGGCAATGTGCCGAAGAATGAAATTACATTCTCTTGGAATGGGTTTGGGGTTTTGAGATAGAGAAACTTAATTTTCTCTCCTTCTTGGATAAGAGCGTACTTATGAGTAAGTCCAAGACGCCGAATGTGGTGATTATACAGTAACGCACCTCGGACATGAATAGGTGTGCCCTTCTGATAAATGTCTGTATTACTTTTATACTTGTCAAGACCATTAACACCTCTGGGAAAAGAAATATCCAAGTAATCTTGGAGTTTAGTTTCTTCTCTAACTTTATCAATGTATTCAATCACATCTTCGTTTGTCTGATTGATAATAATTGTATAAACTTCAAGAAGTTTGTTCTTAAAAAATGCTGGAGTAGATGACCTTGCCGTTTCCATACCACAGATTTTCATCTTTGGTTCGTGGTAACGAACTCCTTCGCTATCCCAGACATTCAATATATATCTCTTCTTGGCAGTCCAAATACCTTTTGAAGCAATGTTCTCTCGCTTCATCTTCATCTTCTGGTCATAAGCATTGACGTAATCTGCCAGTTCTTGGTATGACTTTTCGATATAGTTCTCGATTTCAGATGAACATATCTTGTCAAGAAAGTTAACAATTTTTTCTTCTGTTACATCTTTACCACCAAAAATTTTATCTACAAGAGGACCAAGATTGAGATACAAAGAATCTGTATCGGAGGCAACAACATAATCAGTATCATCAGTTTTAAGTATATTGTTGATATACTTATTCATCTTATTAGCAATCCAGCGAATAGAAAGCTGACCAGATGTTGTGATTGCTTCGGCAATTTCTAACTTATAGTATCGAAAATGCTCATTGCCAATAGCACCATAAGCTGAGTTAAGTTGAATCTTTCTTGCCATCTGAATATTGTTACAGCGAGCAATCTCTTTCTTCAACTCTGTTGTTGGTGTTTCTTCATACTGCTTCTTGGCAGCAATCATCTTCTTCTTATAAACCACACGTTCTTGATAGATTTTTTCCATCAACTTAGGAAGGAATCCTTGTTTAGTGGTATCATAAAATGTTCCATTAGCACAAAGAGTTTGACCACCAAGGTCCGAAAGGTTTTCTTCTTTATTAAGAAGCCTCTCAATATTTGCTGATGGATGTTTGTGGTCAAGCAATGTCTCTGGTGAGAGGTTGTATTGCATGATTAGATGTGGGTATAGGGAGTTCAAGTCAAAAGATACAACCCAGTTATACATACCAGGAATAGGTTCCTTTACATATGCTCCAGCATATTTGTTATCTTTACGACTTTCTTTCTTGGGCGGAATAGCAATTTTCTGCTTTGCCAGATAGACGTAAATGATATTATCCCACATACGCACCTGAGAATAAACATCTTCATAGTTTACCTTAGCATCGTATGCCATAGTAATGGCAAGTTCAATAAGTTTCATCTTGTCATCCAACTGGTCAACCAATCGAACGTCGATGATATTATATTCTACAAACTTCTGCCAATCGTTTGTATAAAAATCCTTGAACGTATCATGTTCACTATGGTCAAGTTTCTGTGAACCAAGTTCAACAAAAGCAATGTGGTCAAGACGATATGATTCTTGATTTGTGTAAGTAAACTTACGATACAGTTCAAGATAATCCAAGATGGCAATACCCATAATGTCATAAGCAATATTCTTACGACCTTTAATATAGATTTCTCTACTGAGAATTGTCTTCCATGGAGATAGCATTTCTGCTTCTTTAGTTCCAATCACTCGTTCAATACGCCTAAAAATGTATGGCATATCGAATAGTTGAACGTTCCATCCAGTAATGACATCAGGAAAGTTTTCCATCCACCAGTTAATGAAAGCTTTGAGCATTCCAATCTCTGTGTTAAAGTGCATGTAACGAACATCATCATGTTTGTTATCAAACGAACGAGTTCCAAAAACAGTGATAGTATTCATGTAACTATCTTTAACGCTGATAAGAAGGATTTCCTGGTCGGCAGATTCGATATCAGGAAATCCATTCTCAGCGCCAGTTTCAATATCAAGAGTAAAGATTCTAATTTTGTTTTTATCAAACTTGATTTCGTCTTCAGGATACTCTTCAAAAATATACTGATTCAGATATCTGGTTTGACCACAGATTTCAAAATCTTCTAACTCTCCATGCTCTTCAACAAATTTTTTGGCATCACGAATTGTTCCCTGTTTTACTGGGCGGACACATCTACCATCAAGTGTTTTCCAATCAGTTGATTTTGCCGAAGGCAAATACAGTGTAGGATTAAATTTAACTTTGTCTTTAAAAGGAAGACCATTTTCGTAACCACGAACAAGAACGTCGTTTCCAGATTGTTCAACACTTGTGTAAAACTTCATTCGTCAATTTCAATAAATTCATCATCAGGTTCTTGCTCTTCATTAATAAGTGTCATGTATTGAGCAAGAATAAAAGTATTAGGTTCAGTAATAACACTAATGTTTGCTGACCTAACTACAAGTTCCTTATCGGAAGAGTGCTCTGGGAAGGGACCCATACAGGTCCCTTCAATCTCATACGGATATTTTAGCACACAATCGGGGTCTCCAAACTCAGCATCTGGAATTTCTTCAACTTGTGAAATTAACCAGTGTCCGTCAAATTTAATAAGTTTAATCATACTACTTCTGGATTAATTGCTTTTTGAATATCTTCTTGTTGCTGTTTAAAATTTCCGTTTTAAACAACTTCAATTTTTTGTCTATATGCTACAGCAAGTCCAGGATCAGCAGTTCCAAACGTAAGAACAGAATCATATGGAATTCTAAATTGAGTGTCTGTAGAATATGGACACCACTTACTAAACTTAACTTGAAGATCTTGTTCTGGATTTTCTTGATTGTTGATTTGAATCAACTCCAAAAGATATGGGTGATTAAAAATTAAGCACACACCTTTTTGGTTTTCTCCTTCCCCTTCAAAAGCTTCTTGAAGAATTGTAATTAATTTTTCTCCAGTTTTAAGAATTACAATAGATGGTGTAGTTTGTTCAGTCATTAGATTCTTCTCCTTCAGGTGATTTATTTGGGTCGGGGTTATTATCAATAGGATAATAAGGTTTTACTAATTCAATATATTTTTCTAATATAGCATCTTTTGGATCTCCAATAGTTACCACTTGGTCAAATGGTATTCTAAAAGATGGACTTTTTGAGAACGGCATCCATCTGGAAAGAGATATTTTAAGCTCTTCATCTGGAGCATCTGCTGGCCCATAAGAGACCAAAAGAGGAACTTCCAATAAGAAACATACTGGTTTCTCATCATCAGTTCTAAGCTCATTTATTTTTGATATTAGATGATGATTTGATTTTAGCAATACAATTTTTACATCGTCCATTTCTATCATGACAATTTCCTCCAGTATAGCACAAAAAAGAAAAGGGGGCAAGTGCTGATTCTGACCAGCACTGCCCCAGCGGCGACGATACAATTATATTTATTATTCAGTCAGAAGCATAGGTGATGTA